CTTTCATACTTTTTCTTTTAGATTTTTTAGGAGAAGTTCCACCTTTAATCATTTTACCACCTTTTTTAGATTTAGTTAGTTTACTTTTAGATTTACTTTTAGATTTACTTTTAGATTTACTTTTAGATAATCCATAACCAACTGATCCCACACCAACGGCGCCAACTGCTAATGGTAATATACATACAGGACATATTCCCCCTTGTTGTTTCTTATTCATTTATAATATATATATTATTTTAATTAACTTAGTTTAGTAAATAAAATAAAAATATATTGAAATATAAATGGAATCTAAAAAAATTAAATTAAACCCATATAAAACATTAAATATATCTAAAAATTATGATGAAAAAAGTTTAAAAAAAGCATTCATTAAACGTGCAATGGTTGTACATCCCGATAAAGGTGGTGAAAAATATAAAGATGGATCGGAATTTAAATTAGTAACATTATCATATCAAGTATTATTAAAAAAAATTAAAGGTGATAGTGATGATAAAAATCATAATGATTTAAAAAAAGATTTAAAAGAATTTATAAATACTGAAAAAAAACCAACTAATAAAAAAATTAAAAATAAATTCGATATTAATGAATTTAATAAAATATATGAAGAAAACAAAATAAGTGATGAATTTTTAGATGATGGTTATGGTGATTGGTTAAAAAAAGAAAGTAATATTGACAATTATAACATGAAAGAATTTAATGAAAATGTATTTAACAAGAAATTTAATGAACTTAAAAAAATAAATAAATCAAAAAATCAATTAAAAGTATATGAAGAACCAACTGAATTAATATCATTAAAAAACATAGATTCATTGACAGTATTGGGTGGTGGTAAAGTTCAGAGTTATTCTGGGGAGATAAATGGTCTAGGATATAGAGATTTAAGAGAAGCATATGAAGAATCTACATTAATAGATGTTGATAGTATTAATGTATTAGATAGAAAAGTAAGTATTAAAGACTATAATAAACAAAGGAAAAAGATTAATTATAATATGTCAGAAGAAGATAAATACAAATTACAAGAAAGAGAAAAAATAAAAGAGATTCAAGAAAGAGATAGGGTTCAGAGATTACTAGATAAAGATGAAACACATTTTGATCAATATGAAAGATTACATCAAAGATTAATTGGATAATTATAGAGCACAACCAACACCATTACCACCTCTTTGAGCAATATAGTCTCTCTGAGCATCAGTAGTGCAAACACATCCAGTGCTATCTGCGAATGTAGATGGACAACATTCTGGATCAGAAATATTATTAGCTAACATAAACATTTTTTCCGGACCACCTTCAAAACCATTAACTGGGGGACCAGTTAAATATTCATCACTAGTTTGATATTGAACAGATGGGACAGCATTACCTTGAACTACATATAATTCATCATTTGATAATAAGGGCCAATCTGGTTCATGACTCCAAGATTCGGAATTACCTGTTTTTAAACATAATCCATCAAAGCTTTTAACTCTACTCGCGAGTAATCCAGGGAAAACTTCTGGAACGAAGTTTTCAGATACAACAGTTTCTTCAATATTAGCATAATCGCCTTGAACATCAAATAATTCTAAAACTCTATTTCTTCTATTATACCATAAACAAAATAATACAACACCTGTCAATATTACAATTGATCCAGTATCATCTCTGTTAATTTGACAATATAATAAGTATATATATACAAAAATTATAATAATATTTACAAAGTTCATTTATATTATATTTAATATATTATTTTTTATTATATTATTTTCTATAAAATTATTTAAAATAAAACTATATATATATATTATATTATAATGGAAAAAGAACAAATTGAAATCAATAATAGTTGGTCTTTATGGATTCATGAATTAAATAATAAAAATTGGGATAATCAAAGTTATAAGAAAATTTTTGATTGCGAAAATTTATATGATTATAATATATTAAAAAAAACTATAAAAACTCAAAATTTGCAAAATTGTATGTATTTTTTTATGAGAGAAGATATTATACCTATGTGGGAAGACCCCGAAAATAGACTTGGATGTTGTATATCTTTTAAAGTTCCATTAAAAGATATTAAATCCGAATGGGATAAATTATTATTGAAAATAATTTCCGAAGATATCCATATAAATATAGACGACTTTAATAAATTAAATGGTATTTCAATTTCACCAAAAAAAGAATTTAATATTATTAAATTGTGGTATAGAGAAGAAGTTAAATCACTGGAAAGTGTTATAAATGGTTATGAAAAATATGTAACTAATTCAAATAGTAGAATTAAAAAACACTTTTAACTATTATCAGTAATTGGTGCTAAACATAACTTAATCATACCAAGTGATGCTATTGTATATTGAATAATTAAAGGATAATCATTCTTAATATATAATTGAATTTGATTACATAAATTAGTACATTTTGTAAATAAAATTAAATATTTTAATGAAAATACACCTTGAACTGGGAATTCTGGGCTTAAATTATATTTATATTGAAGACCGTTTTGTGTTTCTCCTAAATGTGTAGATTGGTCTGCAAAGTCTCCTTCACAATTAAATATTAATGAATTACCAATACTTTTAATTTCAGTATTTTCACCAATATTTACCATATCTCTAATTAATTTTTGAAAATCTGCTGAAGGTAGAGTTAATTCAGTATCAAATTCAGCTGGTGGAACACTAATCTCCTCTTCTGGTATATCTAATAAATTTAATTTATATATTGTTTGAGTTTTCTTCTCATCATTATTTATTTTTAATCCTAATTTATTTGTATCATCTTTATGAATAAATAATGTTAATGTATCAGTATTATTCATTGTCTTAATTAATTTATATAAATTTAACATATTAATACCAGCAATAAATTTTTCTTTACAATGAAATGATTCAAATTTATCTGATTCTAATTTCATATGAATTAATACCGTATGAGTTGAATCCATTGCTATTAATTTTACACCATTTTCATCAAATATAATATTGGTATCTGTTAATATCTCTTTTAATGCTTCAATTAATATTTTTATTGCCGAAGATTGAACTGTCTTAATATCAACAATATGGTCTGGATTTATTTCATTGATATCACTTAAATTTTCGTCATAATTTGAGTCCATTTTATTTAAATAAATATATTATAACTTTAAATATAAACTCACTAAATAAAAAAAAATATCACCATGATCATTTTATTTACTCATTTTATTTACTTACTCATTTTATTTACTTGATTATTTTATTATCTATTTTAAATCTAGGAACAATTGACATACATTGTAATTCTTGGAATAATAATTTACATGAATATGGAATATTTATTTTGGTAAATGATGAATAATTGTTACACGAATTACAATGATAATTATTATTAATTGGTGATGATATTGCGATAACACCACATTTATCACATATAAATGTTGTAAATTTATCAGATACATCCATTAATCTTTCTTTCAAGAAATATGATGAACCATGAGCAATCATACAATCTCTTTCCATTTCACCAAATCTTAAACCACCATGAGATGATCTACCCTCAGCTGGTTGTCTCGTCATAGATACTACTGGTCCAGATGATCTTGAATGAACTTTATCACCAGACATATGTTTTAATCTTTGATAATATGTTGGACCAATAAATATACTTGTTTTTAATTGTTCTCCAGTAATTCCACTATACATTACTTCATTGCCATTTCTTTCAAATCCAACATCCTCTAATGCATTTGAAATATTTTCAGTATTAATTTCATTAAATACAGTTCCATCACCATTATAACCATAATGAACACTTGTTTTACCCAATATACATTCTAATAATTGAGCAATTGTCATTCTGGATGGAACAGCGTGAGGATTAATAATAATATCTGGCACAATTCCATCTTTAGTAAATGGCATATCACATTGATCATATATCATACCACAAGTTCCCTTTTGACCATGACGACTTGAAAACTTATCACCTATTTCTGGAACACGTGTAGAACGAATTCTAACTTTACAAAATTTAAAACCATCACCATTTGTATTAATATAATTTTTATCAACATACCCATTTTCATTATTTTTAACATTAATACTTGTATCACGGTAATTATATATATTATTCTTGATAGGCATAATTTTACCAATAATAATATCATTATCAGATACAAATGTATTTGGTTTGACAAAACCATCTTCTTCTAAATTATCATAATTTTTATGCTTTGGAAATAATACTTCATCTAATACCGGTTTACAAAAGATATCTTCTTCTCCAGTTAATTGATTTTTCTTTTACTCTTCACGATAACATCTATAAAATGTTGATGTGAATAATCCCCTATCAATAGCTCCTTTATTAATAAGAACAGAATCTTCCTGATTATATCCACCATATGACATAATTGCAACTACAACATTAATTCCATTTGGTAATTTATTTAAATTAAAATGTTCTAAATATTTTGTTGATATTAACGGATTTTGTGGATAATTTAATACATGGGAAAATGTATCAAATCTATTATTAAAATTTGTTGAATGAATACCTATTGCTTGTTTTCCCATAGCTGATTGATATGTATTACGAGGAGATTGATTGTGATGTGCAAATGGAATACATGATGCCACAACCCCTAATATCATTGATGCTGATATCTCACAATGTGTATAATTTTTATCTTTGATATCCTTATATTTTGGACATATTAAAATATTATTTACTTCATTAATATCAATATATTCAATGTAATTTGTATTTATTAATAGATCCAACCAATTATTATTATTATTCTTTAATTTATTTGATATACCCTTAAAATCAATTGTTTTATTATTAACTTTTAATAATGGTCTCATACATCTACCCTTATCTGAACTAATATATAATGAATTGTTTTTATAACATATATAAAATGATATGTATATACTAATAATTCCATTATTTCTTGCTTCTTTTAAATCTAATACCAAATCTTGAAGCTTATCTGTAAAACCACATATTTCACCATTTATATATATTGTTGTATTTGTAAATTTATCAAAAGTATAAATATCAATAGTTTCAACATCTATTATTTTATCTTTAATTAAATCTCTCACTGGTTCTGAAGATAATTTATTTGTAATGTAGCTTGAAATACTCATATTTTTAACTAATCCAACAGATTGACCTTCAGGTGTTTCTGTAGGACATATATACCCCCATGATGTAGCATGTAATTTCCTAGGTGGAATTAATTTACCAGTAATATCTGCGGTTGTTGCAATTCTTCTTAAATGTGATAAACAACTTGAATATGTTAACCGATTTAATACTTGGGATACACCTGCTTTATCACCATTTCCAGTTTTAATACCCCAACTACCAGTAGCTAATGCACTCTTTAAACAAGTCTCAATATACGATGATTTAATTATTTTACTAATATTCATGTCATTCACAATATTATCTAAATTCTGATTATCATTAATATTATATAATCCCGATACCATTTCTTTATTTATGAATATTTTTATATCATTTACAATTTTATTAATACATAAATATGTTAAACTACCCATTAATATTCCAGGTGTATCAACTCTTTTATGAAAATAACTATCCCTATCATCTAATTCTAATAAATTTAAATTACATTTAATTAATTTATTAATCATTTTACCTAAGAATAATAGTTTCTGTTTTGTTGTATTTAAATGTGGTAAGACATTTTTTAGTATATTATTTTTAATATAATTATATTTTTTATCTTCTGAAATATTTACAAAATTCTTACTTATATGCTGATACATGTATTTATAGGCATCTGCTTCTGTTCTAATATTTGAAGATGCTTCAAATGATTTTAGTAAAACTTTAATCATTACATCATCTATATCTTTACTAGTATTATCAATAATATGATATAAAATTTCTTTATCTGTTAAACAACCATATAATCTGAATAATATAATTACAGGTATATCATATTTAATATTCGGTATCGTTATTTTAATTTCATTATCAAACTTATCTACTTTATTCGTAATTTTAATACTAATTAATTTAGGTATATTGAATATCTTCTCATGACAAGAACGAACTTCTGCTACATGTGAATATTTGATATTATTTCTCTTTGTTTGAAATACTTGAATTGTATTATTTGATATTCTCTCTTGTGAAATAATAACTTTTTCATTTCCATTAATAATCATATAACCACCAATATCATATTTACAATCATTATTAATTGATTTATTACTCATACAATATTTTGAATTTACCATTAACGGAATTTTACCAAATAATACATTTTTAATAACTTTATCCGGTAATGTAATCAAATTACCATTCTCTTTTATTGTTACAGATGAAGTTATATCAATATATAATGAACAACAATAACTATAATTTCTCAATCTAGCAATCTGTGGTGTTAATATATTTGAACATCCATTGTTCTCAATACAATATGCATCCCCAATTATAATATTATCCACTGATAATTTGATACTATTAATAATATTTGTATTGTCTTTGGATTCAATTACCAATGGAAAGAATTGTTCAAATATATTTGGAATAATATTATCAATGAAATCATCATATGATTCTATTTGATGTCTTACTAATATTTTTGTTTGATTGAAAAATGATTTAATTAAATCATCAATGACTTTTTCAACCATAGTTAAAAGTATATTATAATATAGTTTTGTCTTTATATTATTTTCAAATTTTTTATTTATAAATAAATATTTTACTTTCTCTCACACGCATGGTTTCTATTCGTTTTCCGCCATCCATTTTTTAACAGATTCCATTGTTTCTTTGAATAATTCAATCATTTGTGGCGATATATTTAACATTACACCAATCAAAACAATTACACATAATATTGGAAAAACTATAAAATATGGTGCTTTAAATAATAGAAATGCGGTTTCTATCCTTTTCCCTCCACCTATTGATATTGGTGTAAAGGGTATTGATATTTTAGGTATAATTGCCCATATATAATTATTAAATAATAATGGTAAATAATATAATGCTAAAGCTGCTACAACCATTAAACCAATTGGTATTGCTAATCCCACCAATACTAATGCTGCCGGAGTTGCACCAATCATTAACATCATAAATATTGCTAATGTAAATCCACTTGATATTAATATAGATATAAATACACCAGTTCTAATTATTAAATTAATTCCTTCTGAATCAAAAAAATCACTCTGAATATTATCCCATTCAATTAATCCTAAATACCATTGAAGTAAATTTGTTATACCTGTTGTTGGTCTACATACAAAATAATCGCTCATTATATCTACTCCCCATGTTTTTTGATAACCCTTTTCACAACTCGTACATGATTCTGAATTATGTGCTGGACATTGGAGTCCTTTTGCCGGTGTCCCATTTGGACAAACACATTCATTATTTAAACAATATGGACCAATATCACCATCTTTTGGATCTCCGGTTGGACTTGTCTTTAATCCTTCTTCATAATCTGTTCCCCATCTACACCCTCTAGTTGTTACACAATCTTCTCTCGTATCCCCTTGACATGAAGATAAACACATATTCATACTAGGATAAAATTCACATAATTCATTTGATTCCCTTGATTGTTCAGCACAATCTTTTTCATTCAATGTTTTACTACATAAACCACCACAACATTTCATATTACATTCTGGTCCATACCATCCAGCTAAACATTGAGAACATACTTCACTTTTAATAATTTCATTATCATCATCTAATCCTTCATTCTGTCCACCATTTCCATTATTTTCGGCATTAGGGTAATATTGACATTCATCTGAATCTTGCGCCCATACTGGTTCACAACCTAAAAATATTGTTTCGTCATTATCTTTAGGTTGTGAACCATCTTCTTTAAAACTTTGTGCTCTACCACAACCCCAATCACCTGATTCTTGTTTCTGTGGCTCACCATCATTGAGAACAGCACCAAATTTTTGATATCTACCCCATTCTTTCACTGTATCTTTAGCTTTATCTGAATCTGCCCAATTTCTAT